GAAAAACTGAATTCATCCTTTGACGTTATGAAATATACGGTCGGAGGAATCGCCAGCGAAGTCCTGAAGCCTTTCGTGGATAATTTGACCGGGCTGATCGACAAATTCAACAACCTGGATCCGTCGATGCAGAAGAACATCGTGAAATGGGTAGGCATTGCAGCCGCAGCCGGACCAGTCCTGCTGATCGGCGGCCGACTGTTCAAAGTGGCCGGATCCCTGGTGGGAACATTCGGCAAGGTTGGAAAAGCGATCGGAAGCATCGGAAAGAAAACTAAAGGCATGAGCGCACCGCTCAAAGAAGGAAGCAGCGTAATGTCCGCAGCAGCCAAGAATGCGCTCGGATTCGGAATCGGATTCGCGGCCGCAGCCGCAGGCGTGTGGATATTAGTAAAAGCAGCCAAGGAACTCGCTGCAGCGGGACCAGGAGCGCAGATAGCAACCGTCCTGATGGCCGGAGGCATTATCGCATTAATGGCAGTAGCAGCGCAGCTCGCACCGAAGCTGCAGGCAGGCACGCAAGGTCTCCTGGCATTCGGAGGTGCAATCTTAATGGCCGGAGCCGGTATGAGTTTGATGGCAATGGCAGCAACACAGGTGGCAGCCGCAGGACCTATGGCATTCGCAAGCCTGGCACTCATGGAAGGCGGCATCATTGCACTATTGGCAGTAGCCGGAGCAATGGGACCACAGCTCGCCGGAGCATCTGCGGGACTTCTCGCATTCGGCGGAGCAGTTCTGATGGCAGCGGCCGGAATGAGCCTCATGGCGATGGCAGCAACACAGGTAGCGGCAGCCGGACCGATGGCAATCGCAGCACTCACAATCATGGAAGTAGGAATGATCGCAATGATGGCAGTAGCCGGGGCGCTCGGACCTGCACTCACAGCAGCATCAGTCGGACTGATTGCATTCGGAGCTTCTATCGTTCTGGCGGCAACAGGATGCCTGATCATGGTCCAGGCGGCGACACAGATCGCAAGCGCAGGACCGGCAGCGCAGATCGCCCTCGCACTCTTAGCGGCGGGATTGATCGCATTCGGAGCAATAGCCGGAGCCTTGGCGCCAATACTCCTGGCAGGAGCTGCAGCGATCGCAGCACTTGGAGCAGCGCTCACATTAGTGGCAACAGCGGCCATGCTGGGAGCAGCAGCGCTGGCCATTATATCGGTATCACTTCCGCTTTTATCAACATACGGAGCGACCGGAGCATCGGCAATCCTGACGCTTAGCGGAGCACTAACAGCATTCGCAGCATCTGCAGCAGTATGTGGAGCCGGAGCATTAGTGGCAGCCGCAGGACTTCTCGCAATGGCAGCCGGAGCCTTGGCAGCCGGAGCGGGCGTTTTAATGGTTGGAGCTGGAGCCGTGGTACTCGCTGCAGCAATCGCAATGATCGCAGCCGGAGCAACAGCCAGCATGGCCTCATTCATGCTTTTAGCAACGATGGTCCGTTTATTCGGAACCGCAGCACTATCAGCAACAGCGCCAATCCTGGCACTCACAGCGGCAATGCTGCCATTCGCGGCGGCCGCACTTGCAACGGCAGGAGGCGCAGCCCTTCTGATACTGGCAGCCGGAGCACTAGCCGCATCAGTCGGCATGGTACCACTTGCAGCAGCCCTGGCACTTGCAGCAGCATCGGTGAAAATCATCGGAGCCAGTGCAAAGGCAGCTGGATCGGCGCTTAAATCAATGGCCAAAGGTGCAACAGGAACCGCGGCCAAGATGGCAATCATAGCTGCAGGAGCCGCACCGCTCGCGGCGGCCCTGGCACCACTCGCGGTCGCAGCGGCAGCAGCGGCAGCGGCAGTCCTGGCCTTAGCGGCAGGAAGTACAGCGGCAGCAGCTGCAATCATGCTCCTGGCAGCAGGAATCACAATGACAGCCGGAGCGCTGACGCTTTGCAGTGCATCGATAACAGCATTCAAGGCAAGCGCGGCAGGAATCAACGCAGTGGCAACGCCAACAGCTGCAGCATTCACAAGGATGGCAGCGGCAGTGGCACCGTTCACCGCAGCGATCACAGCGCTGGCCGGACCGATGATGGCAACATCAGCATCCATGGTCGTATTTGCAGGAGGCATCACAGTAGCGGCAGCTTCAGCAACCGCGCTGGCCATATCCCTGCGGTCGACAATGGCAACACTTGGAACGCTCGGAGCTCTAACCACAGTAGCCATGAATATGGTCACAATGGCCATCAGAAACTCCATGACACAGTCGAACCAGGCCGTGGTAACCGGAATCACCGTGATGCGGACAACAACGCAGACCGGAATGACAACCATCGTGGCCGTGACTAGAAACGGCATGACCATGTTCGTGGTGGCTGTCAGAACAGGCGGAAACCAGGCAGTGGCAGCATGCAGAAGCACAAGCAGCCAGATGGTCGGAGCTTTCTCCGGACTTTCAGGAAGCATGTACAGCGCCGGATCATTCGCGATGGCCGGACTTAGGAACGGTATCGCAGCCGGTGGAGCTGCAGCGATCGCCCAGGCGAGAAGCATAGCCAACCAGGTAGCAGCAACCGTCAACAGCGCTTTGAAGATTCACTCTCCATCAAGAGTCCTGGATCAATCAGGACAGTACGCAGGCCAAGGTCTCGCAGGAGGTATCCAGAAGACCGGAGCACTCGTTCAGAAGGCAGCCAACGAATCACTCGCGCAGCCGGTAATGAACGCGGGCTCCAAGACGCTGGAGGCTCCACAGTTCGAGAACCGGTCGAGCGTGATCGGAGACACCGTGAGCGCATTTACTGGACAGAAGCAGTCCGGGAATGGTAACAGCAATGAATCTGCAAGCCAGCAGTTCGTATTCAGTCCAACGTACCGATTCGAGGCGGGCACACCGTCCAAGGCGGACATGGTAGAGGCGAACAGAATGAGCCAGGCAGAATTTAAGAAAATGATGAAAGAATACCTGCGGACGGAAGGCCGCCGGGCATTCGCATAGAAAGGAGGATATAAGTGGCGAACGTTTACTACACAGAAGCAGGAGACACATGGGATAAGATCGCATACGACCAGTACGGATCCGAAAAATTCATGCAACAGCTAATCCTGGCAAACTGGGACAAACTGGACGTGCTTGTATTCTCCGACGGGGAGGAAATCATCCTCCCCGATATCCCCGACGATGAACTCAACGACACACCGGTATGGAGATCTGATTCAGACAGAGACGATGGAATACCGGCGGCAGATGAAGACGAATCGGAGGTGGAGTAATGGCAGAAGCAAGACGCGTGATCCCGGATATAGACTTCAATGGGAAAAGCGCAAAGAAGTCGCTGGACGGTCTCACAGAACAGATCGAATACGACGACGTGGCATCCGGAGCCAGCGACACGCTCTCCATTAAGGTCTTCAACGAAGACATGAAATTCTTAAAAGGCTGGCTGCCGAAGAAGGGAGACCGGATCACGGCCAGCCTCACCTTTAAGAATTGGACCAAAGAGGGAGCAGATAAGAAGTTATCATGCGGAGACTTCCTTCTGGACGGAATGACGATGACCGGAGGCCCGCTCGTGGCCACACTTGAAGGAATATCAATCCCGACAAACTCGGCTATTAAGTCAACAGGAAGAACAAAGACCTGGAAGAAAGTCAGCATTAAACAGATCTCCCAGGAGATCGCAAAGAGATACGGTCTGAAGCTCATCTTTGATGGACCGAACTACACCATCAAATCCATAGAGCAGACAGACAAAAGCGACAGCTCATTTTTATATGATTTGTGCAAGGATTACGGTCTCGGAATGAAGGTCTACAAGAGCAAAATCGTGATATGGGGAAAAAGCAAGTACGAAGGCAAAAAAGCCACGGCAACCATAAAGCGTGCAGACTTCATCGGGGACGATTGGGACTACAAGGACACGCTGGAAGGCACGTACACTGGAGCCCGAACGTCATATAAAAAGGGCAATGACAGCAAAGAAATCAGCATCTACGTCGGACTGGTAGGAGAGAATGCTAAAGGAGCCCGGACACTGAAAATCAGCGAGCAGAGTGACAGCGAGAACGATGCCAGATACAAAGCTGCTGCCAAGGTCAACCTGGAGAACGAAAAAGCAACCGTACTCACAGGAACGATATTCGCAAGGCCAGAAATCGTGGCCGGAATTTGCGTGAAAGTGAAAGACCTCGGCAAAGCGGATGGAAAATACTTCGTGGACGAAGTGAAGACCAAGACATCAGACAGCGGAACCACACAAGAGATTCAGCTGCACAAGTGTCAGAAGCAGCTCAAAGGAGATCCGCCACCAGCGCCACCAGCACCACCGGCACCGGCAAAGAAGACATACAAGGTCGGCGACATTGTAAACTTCCATGGCGGAACACACTACTACAGTTCATATCCAGGAGCGCGAGGCTACAGCGCAAGAGCAGGCAGGGCAAAGATAACGCTCGGACCTAACTGCAGAGGAAACGGCCATGCGCATCCATGGCACC